GGGAGCGGCTGGTGTCGGAATATACCGGCCTGCCGCTCCCTGCGGTCTATGAGCTCGGTCTGATCGAATATCTGACCTACCGCCGCGATGCGTTTATCTGGAAGCTGTCCCGCACCGAAAAGGGCACGGAATATCTCGACAATGCATGGCGCTGTGAGCAGACAGAGCCGGACCGTGCGGCACTGCGGAAATTCAGACGGAGGGAGGAAGCGCAGGATGGCGAATAAGATCATCAAGGGACTGACGGTCGAGATCGGCGGCGATACCACAAATCTCGGCAAGGCGCTCGATGCAGCGGATAAGCAGTCGCGTGTGCTTTCCTCCGAGCTCGGAGAGATCAACCGTCTGCTGAAATTTAACGAAGCAAATCCGGAGCTGCTTTCGCAGAAGCAGGAGATCCTCACAAAACAGATCGCACAGACAGCGGAAAAGCTCGGTCTGCTGCGGGATGCACAGGAGCAGGCAGCCGCTGCATTTGAACGCGGCGAGGTCTCCGCAGAGCAGATGCGAGCCTTGCAGCGTGAGATCATCGCGTCAGAGGGCAGACTCCGGCATTATCAGGAGGCGGCTGCATCGGCAGCGGAGCAGATCGCCGGTCTTGCAGATGCGGAGAATGATGCCGCAGCGCCTGCAAAGACACTGGCCGAAACGGTCAAAGCGCAGGAATCCGATCTTGCCGGTCTGAAAGCGGCGTATGCGGAATCCGCAGCAGAAAAGGGCAAGGATTCCGATGAAACAAAATCGCTTGCCGGTCAGATCACGGCGCTTTCGGCAGAGCTGGCTGATAACAGAGCAAGGCTCGATGATGCGCGGAAAGCCGCCGATGAATTTGATACTACGATCGCAAAATCCGCCGAACCGCAGAAAACGCTCTCCGCTGCGATCAAAGCACAGGAATCGGAGCTTGCCGTTCTGAAATCCGCATACGCGGAGACTGCTGCGGCACAGGGCAGAGAATCCGCCGATGCAAAAGCGCTCGGCGAGCAGATCCGGACGCTCTCGGCCTCGCTCTCCGAGAACCGTGCAAAGCTGACGGATGCGCGCCGCGGCGCGGATGAATTCGATGCGACCGTCAAAAAGACGGCAGAGCCGGTCAGAACGCTCTCGGACACCGTCATGGAACAGGAATCCGCGCTTGCAAAGCTGAAAGCGGCCTATACCGAAACGGCAGCCGCACAGGGCAGGGATTCCGCAGAAGCGAAAGCGCTCGGCAGTCAGATCGCCGCGCTCTCGGCAGAGCTGTCCGGAAATAAAGCAAGGCTCGATGATGCAGCGAAAGCAGCGGAGCAGTTTGATGCTGCTGCGAGGAAAGCTGCGGAGCCGCAGAAAACACTTGCGGATACCGTTAGTGAGCAGAGAGCCGCGCTGGATAAGCTGAAAGCGGAATATGCCGAAACAGCCGCGGAGCAGGGCAGACATTCCGCTGCGGCAAAGGAGCTCGCCGGTCAGATTCAAACACTGTCGGACACTCTGTCAAAGAATCAGGACAGGCTTGATGCTGCCGAAAAGGAAGCGGATGCGCTCGACAGCACGGTCAAAAAAACCGGCAGCGATGCTTCCGAAACGGATAAGGATTTCTCTCATCTGACCGAAACACTCGGCGCCTGTGTCAAGGCAGCTGCCGCAGTGACCGCTGCGGTTGCAGGCGCTGCCGTCGGCATGACGGCGGAGGTCGTGAGATCCTACGGCGAACTGGAGCAGAATCTCGGCGGTGCAGAGGCTGTATTCAATACGCTCGGCGACAGCATCGACAGCATGACTGTCCGGATGCAGACGCATGATGCCGAGACCGGAAAGGTCATCGAATCGACCGGAACGCTCGCGGAGGTCTCCGAGGATGCCTATAAAACAATGGGCATTTCGCAGAGCGATTATCTTGCAAACCTCAATAAAATGGGCGCACTCTTTCAGGGCTCCGGACTGGAGCAGCAGGAGTCGCTCGACCTCTCCGCACAGGCCATGCAGCGCGCCGCCGATGTTGCCTCGGTCATGGGCATCGACATTTCCGCCGCGCTGGAATCCGTCACGGGAGCCGCCAAGGGCAATTTCACCATGATGGACAATCTCGGCGTTGCGATGAATGCGACAACGCTGGAGGCATATGCGCTGAAAAACGGTCTGATCGCGGAGAGTGAAGCATCGGTCGATGTCAAAAAGGTCGCGGATGCACAGGACAAGGCGAAAAAAGCAACGCTCGATGTGGAAAAGGCGCAGATTTCCTATAATGCGGCAGTCGCGAAATACGGCGAGAATTCCACAGAGGCACAGAAAGCGCTTGTCAGCCTCGAAAAGACACAGGTCTCGCTTGAAACGGCAACACGCCATGTTGATGAGGCAATGGCCGGCGCAGATGAATCCGCATCAAGCTGGTGGAAAACTGCCTCGAATGCGGACAAAGCGCGTGTCGCCATGCAGATGTTCCTCGAAACGACGGAGCAGTATGACGGCAATTTCGCCCGCGAAGCAACGGAGACAATCTCCGGCTCGCTCGGCCTGCTGAGCACCTCGTGGGATTCACTGATTGCCGGACTCGGCAGCGGCGAGGCGGATATTGAGAATCTGACGGAGAATGTCATCGACGGATTTCTCGCGGTGACGGAGAATGTGATACCGGTGATCGAATCGGCCGGCGCAGCGCTTCCGAAAGCGGTCGGAACGCTCGTTTCCGGCGCGAAGGAACAGCTGCCTGCTCTGATGCCGGTCGTCATTGAAACGCTCTCAGAGATCATCACAGCACTGACAGATGCGATTCCGGATATCGCCTCGGAGCTGCTGCGGCTGATTTTGCAGCTTGCGCCGACGCTTATTTCCGCAATTCTCTCGCTGCTCACGGAGCTGACGGAGATGCTGCTCGAAATGTCGCCGGAGATCCTCGAAGCGCTCATACAGATCGCAGCGCAGATCCTCACGGAGCTTTCTGATGTTCTGCCGGAGCTGCTGACGGTCTTTGCATCGCAGATCGTCCCGCAGCTGATTCTCGTGCTGCTCGACGGGCTTCCCATGCTGATCGAATGCGGCATTACGCTGCTGACAGCGCTCGTCAATGCGCTGCCGGAGATCATTGTTCAGATCTGCGCCGTTCTGCCTGACATCATCAACGCCGTCACTGCTGCACTGCTGACCATGCTGCCGCAGCTGATTCAGTGCGGGATCACACTCCTGACGGCGCTGGTACAGGCGCTCCCGCAGATCATCCAGACGGTATGCGCAGTGCTGCCGCAGATCATCACTGCGGTCATCGGCGCACTGACCGATATGATCCCGCTGCTGATCGAATGCGGCATTGAGCTGTTCCTTGCTCTGATCGACGCGCTGCCGGAGATCATCACGGCCATCGTCGAGGCACTCCCGGAAATCATTGACAGCATCATCGAAGCGCTGCTCAATATGCTGCCGAAGCTGATCGAATGCGGCATCGAGCTGTTTGTCGCGCTGATCGAAGCATTGCCGGAGATCATCACAAGAATTGTCTCGGCGATCCCGCAGATCATTTCGTCGGTCATCCGCGCATTCCGCGAGCATTTCGGAAAGATGCGGGAGATCGGAAAGGATCTGATCTCCGGCCTGTGGAACGGCATCACGGATATGGCAGGCTGGATCTACGACAAAATTGCCGGCTTTGCATCCGGCATCATTGACAAGGTCAAGGACATTTTCGGCATCGCGTCTCCGTCAAAGGTATTCCGGCAGGAGATCGGCCGCAATCTGCCCCGCGGCCTTGCATCCGGTGTCGAGGACGAAGCGGATGCTGCGGTCGGTGCCGTGCAGGATATGGCGGATGAGATCGCGGATATTCCGTTTCCGGTCAGGCAGATCGACTTTCAGAGCATCACGCCGGAGGAAGCGCCGTTCGCATTCGAGCGAAGTCTGGAAACGCAGTTCGGAAATTCCGATCCGGATCGGCAGATCATGATTCTGGATCCGGAAGTGATCGCAAGGCTCGACAGCATCCTCACCGCGATCGAGCACGGACAGGTGCTTTACCTCGACGGCGATGCATTCATCGGCGGCACGATCGACCGGATCAATACAGAGCTCGGCGTGATCGAAGCCGACGGTCAAAGGAGATGAGCGCATGAAGAAACGGTTTATTCAGATCGGCGATTATGCAACGGCAGATGCGGGCTTTACGCTCTGCAAATGGTCGCTGTCACCGGCAGTATACCGCGCAGTCCGCGAGACGGTTCCCGGCATGGACGGCGCCGCGGACTGCTCTGCGCTGCTGACCGGCGATGTGCAGTATGATGTGCGCACGCTGACCGCTGTGCTGGAGCTGTCCGAAAAAACCAGAGACTACCGCTTGGGCACGATCGCGCATCTCATCAACCGATTTGACGGCAGAACGGAGCAGATCATCCTGCCGGACACGCCGCATCTTTATCTGCGCGGTCGCATCCATGTCGAGCAGCAATACTGCGACACGGCACACGCGGCGGTGAAGCTCACAGCGGTCTGTGAGCCGTGGCAGTATGCGAGACAGGAAACGGCCTATGTGCTGACGAATACGGCAGCCGTACAGTCCGCAGCGATCCGGAATCAGGGCCGCAAAGCGGTCTGTCCGGTCTTTACGGCAGCTGCGCCCTGCGCGGTCATCTGCGGCAATGTCACGCACGGGATCAGCGCAGCAGGGAGCTGTCAGTTCGATGATATTGTGTTCCGGCACGGCAGCACGGTCATTTCGCACAGCGGCAGCGGCACGCTGCGTATCACATTTCGGGAGGGATGGCTCTGATGTACCGCATAACGGTCACACAAAACGGCAGCACTTCGCTGCTGCATACCGATGCACCGGAGCTTCCGAAGATCGCGGCGGGCAGTCTCAAGGAATATGTCGGGACGGTCCCTGTCCTGAATCTGCGGCTGCTGCCGGAGCATCCGTGCTATGAGAATCTCACCGAGCGCGTGACGGAGATCACTGTTACGAATACGGCGACCGGAGAAGCGGAATTCGAGGGCTATCTGCTCAAATCGCCGGAAAGCATGACCGGCAAGGGGACACTACAAAAGGAGCTGACCTTCGAGGGCTATCTCGGCTATCTGAATGACAGTGTGCAGGAATATCGAACCTACACCGATCAGGATGCGCTGCCGGCGCAGTTTCTGACGGCGCTGCTGGAATACCACAATGCCGTGACCGAGGAGCGCAAGCATATCTTTCTCGGAATGGTGAACGCCGGACAGGGCGGCAGCAAGACCACGGCCTACCGCTCGACGCTCGCGGAGATCAAGGAGAATCTCGTCGGGCGGTTCGGCGGAGAGCTGCGCGTCCGGCGGGGCGCGGACGGCAGGCTGTATCTCGATTATCTCACCGCAGCGACAAACGGCAGCACATCCGATACGGTCATCATGCTCGGCCACAATCTGAAATCACTGAGCATCGAAAGCGACACGGCGAATATCATCACGCGCCTGATGCCGCTCGGCGCACAGCTCGGAACGGTCAATCCCGCGACCGGACAGCAGTCCGCAGAGCGTCTGACGATCACCGGCGCGGTCGATCCCGATGACGGTCACACCTATACCGTGCCGTATATCGACGATCCTGCCGCGATCGCAAAATACGGCGTGATTGTCGGCACGGCAGAGTTTGACGATATCACGGTCAAGGAGAATCTGGTCGCCCGCGGCAAAGCATATCTCGCAGAGAACAACCGTGTCCGGAAGCACTATGCCGCATCCGTGCTGGATATCTCCGGCAAGGGACGGATCCGCTGCGGCGATACCTACCGCTTCCGGCATCCGGGTCTTGGACTGGACGAAAACCTCCGGCTGCTCGGCCGCACGGTCGATCTGCTGAAGCCGTGGACGCCGCAGGTCGAGATCGGCGACAAGACCGCGAAGATCACGAGCGTCGCCGCAAAGACGCAGCATATGATCGACTATGAGCTGCCGCAGCAGCTTTCGCAGGTTGTTGTCACGGCAAAGAATATTGCGACAAGTCTGATCGAAGCGGCCACGACCGGCTATGTCGTGATCCGCCCGAATGAGATCCTGATTATGGATACGGATGATATCGAAACGGCACATTCCGTCTGGCGGATGAACAGCGGCGGCATTGGTTACAGCAGCACCGGCTATCACGGCACCTACGGCACGGCGATCACAATGAACGGTCAGATTGTCGCGGACTTCATTGCGGCTGGCACGATGTACGCTGATCGCATCCGCGGGGGAACACTGGCCGTCGGCGGTGCGGGCGGGCAGAACGGCGTCATTCAGGTGCTCGATGATAACGGCACGGAGATCTGCCGCCTTGACAAAAACGGCGCCAGCATTTTCGGTTCGATGTATACGCGCAATTCCGGAGGATATTGGCTGCGCATGGAAAACGGTGCTATTAAAGGCGGAAATGGCAGCGATACCTATACGCAAATGGATGCGACCGCAACTGTGACTGATCTGATCGACGGTGCGTATTATACATTTCACGGCCTTGCCGTTCATGCCGATGCAGTCACATTTGAGAGCTGCCGGCATATCGGCGTCAATAATCGCATGGGTATGAGCGGTTCAATTTCATTAACTTATCATACACAAACGCTGGAGAATGTTGCAGTACTCGGCAGTGACGGCGAAACGCTTGAGTATGTGGATCTGACATACGTCAGTTCTGTAGAGCTGTCCCCGTACAGTACGGTCGATGTAGAAAAAGGACTGGTAGTCGTATGAGTATGACAATCACAGTGCAGAACCGCATCGTCCGCGTGACCGGTATGCCGGAGATCATCTGCGGCAACAGCGGATATATGATCGCATTCGTATTCGATGACGAGTGGAATGATTATGTGCAGAAAACAGCGCAGTTCCGGTATATCCGTGACGGGAAAGCCATGACCGAAACCGTCGGATTTTCCGGCAGCTTCTGTGCCGTGCCGGTGCTGCGCGATGTTGACTTTGTGGAGATCGGCGTAACTGCCGGCGACATCCGGACAGCGGCACCCGCACGGATACCCTGCATCCGCTGTATCACGGATATCCCGTCATCGGCATACGAATGGCCGCGGGATGTTTACAATGAGCTCATGGAACGGCTGCGGCAGGCATACCATCCGCCGCGTGAGCCGAAATTCTGGTACATCGTGACCGCCGAGGGCGACTATGTTGTCACCTCGGACGGCGCGTTTGTCATTGCAAAGGAGTGATTTTATGGCTGATGATGCCAGATTCAATCCCGCATCCGCATCCCGCGATATGTTCACAGAAGCAATTACCCGTGCGCTCGGCGACATGACTGATGCGGAGATCAGAGCATATGTGCAGAGCGCGGTCGGCACGGAAATGTCACAGCGCCAGATGGCCGACCTGAATCTGCAAACCGCGATCGAATCGTCGGTCTCGGCGATCCGCAGTGAGATGACGCATAAGGCAAGCACCTCTGATGTGACTGCGGCAGTCGGCGAGGAAGCCGCTGCGCGGCAGGCGGCGGATGCGGAGCTGCATGATGCGGTCGGCGCGGTCGCGAATGCAGGCGCAAAGAATCTGCTTCACTTTGACGGCGTCGGAACATCCGGAGATGTCTATACGCATAACGGCATCACATTCACGCTGAATCCGGACATGACAGTCACGGCGACCGGCACTGCTTCGGCCAATGCTTATGCGTATATAAAGCTGAACGGAGATTCGGTTGCGATTGATGATTTTTGTGACGGAAATCATATTTTGAGCGGATGCCCGGTGAACGGTTCCGCAGGCACATACAGGCTGTATGTCGGAAAAACAGGATACCGCAAAGATGATACAGGTTCCGGCGTGTTATTGTCTGACAGAGAGGCTATAACCGGAATCACAATCGCACCGTATGTATCAGCCGGATATGCAATTCCGTCCGATGCGCCGCTGGTTTTCAAACCGATGATCCGCCGCGCTGAGATCACGGATGACACATTTACACCATATGCGCCGACAAACCGCGAGCTTTATGAGATGATCCTTGCGCTGCAATCCGGCGCGGCAGTGCAGACCGCAAATGCCCGGATGCAGACTCTCAAAATTGACCGTCCGGAGGTGAGTGAGGATGCCTGATATTCATATCACGGTGCGGGATCGCATTGCGCAGGCGGACGGTGATCCGGAGATTGTATGCGGCAACAGTGACTATACCGCCGTGTTCGATTTCGATGCGGAGTGGGATGCATTTCGTGTGAAAACGGTACGCGCAGTCTGGCAGGATCTTGTGACCAGGCAGTTCTTCCATGCGGATACGCTGTTCACCGGCAATACCGTATTGCTGCCTCCGGTCTGGCGCACCTGTCAGGTTTTGATCGGTGTGTACGCGGGCGATATCCGCACGACTACAGCTGCTCGTGTGCCGTGTGCGGGATGCATCACAGATTCCGAACCGCATCACGATGATCCGGATGATGCGCTGTACCGGCAGCTCCTCGAATATCTGAGGAAGATCGCTGTCACCGGCAGACCGGGCAAGGCACTCATGCTCGCGGTGAATGTGCCGGTCTCGTGTGTGCCGGAGTGCATCGGGGAACCGTCATAAGGAGGGAATATGGCAAGCTATACTTATATCAACGGCAACTTTTCCGTGCTGAAAACCGTGCTGGAAAACAGCGGTTTTTTTGATACTGTCGAGACAGGCAGCTTCAGAACCGGAAACTGGACTTATACCAACTGCGTGATCTGCAATGCAGACGGAAAGTCCGGCTTTTTCAAGTTCGGCTGGGTGCTGCACGCAGGATATGATGTAAATATCTACGGTCTTGCTGTGAATCAGGGCAGCACTCCAAGCTATGAATTCGTTCCGAGCTATGAGAGTGGTATGCAGGACGATTATTTTCCGGTTGGCGTTTATGTGACGCCGCACGGTGTTTCAATCGTCTGCCGCCGTGCGCGCATTCTCATTACGCGCAATCAGAACGGAAAGACCGTTGTCGTGACCGGCGCGAATCCTGCAAAAACCGATTCGTCAACAAACTATATCATGAGCGCGGTCTGTGCAATCTCGACCGATGACGATGTCGAACGAATCGCATTTCCGGTCAATACCGCGATCGGTTATCAGACGATGATCCAGCCGCTCTGCACGGCGTCCTATGATCTGTCCTTTACTGACAAAGCGGGATTGCTCGCCTATAAACAGAGCAATGCGCTCGGCAATATCCGGTACGGTGAGAAACGCTATTTCACGGACGGATATTTTGCGATTGAGGATGAGGAGACGACGGCATGAAGTATGTTATCATGATTGCCGTGGTCGTCGGGCTGGCTGCTGCGGACTTCGTGACAGGCATCATCAAGGCATATGTGCGGCATGATCTCAGCTCTGCGAGGATGCGCGCAGGCGGGCTCAACAAGCTCTCGGAGATCGTCGTCATGACAGCTGCCTGCGGACTGGAAATCGGGATCCGGATGCTCGGTGACTATTATCATTCGGCCGATGCAGCCGCGCTTTCCGGTACTGTGACAGCAGGGCTGGTCTTTGCATATATTGTAATAATGGAGCTGATCTCCATTCTTGAAAATTACGGTGCGATCTCGCCGGACGCCGTCTGGGTGCGCCGGCTGACCGAAAAGCTGCGGAGCTTTCAGAAGGAGGATGACAATGTTTACGCCTCGCCTGACAAAACCCGAAAGGGGTAACAAATATTATAATACAGTCGCGAACGGCGGCATCTCGACTGCAATCGTCGGAAGCCCGACTGATGCAGGCTGCAATGTGCTGGCGAACTGTGTCGGCTATGCAGCCGGCCGCTTCAATGAGATCATCGGAAGCGGGAGATTTCAGTATTTCAATTATCCGCCGAATGCAGAGGATTTCTGCAATGCGGCGCGGGCGGCCGGTCTGACCGTCGGGACGGTTCCGAAGCCCGGTGCGATCATTGTCTGGGCAAAGGGCGCGGTCGGGACAGGAACGGACGGCGCCGGTCATGTGGCTGTTGTTGAGCAGATTCATGCCGACGGCAGCATCACCACATCGGAATCCGGCTACGGCTGCGCGAATCCGTTCTGGACATCCAAACGCATCAGGGGCAGCGGAAACTGGAGCGCAGGCAGTGATTACCGCTTCCTCGGCTTCATCTATCTGCCGGAGGGCGCGGGCGGTGATGTCCCTGCGGGGCTCATCAAAAAGGGCGATTCCGGGCTTGCTGTCACATGGCTGCAAACCCGGCTGACCGCAGAGGGCTATCTTCCGAAAGGGCAGATTGACGGCATCTTCGGGACATTTACCCTCGGTGCGCTGCTGGCCTTCCAGTTTGAGCACGGGCTTGCCGTGGACGGCATCTGCGGCCCCGCAACAAAGGCTGCACTGACAGCATGATGCAAAGCGCCCGGCCGGTTCACTCGGAATCGGCCGGGCGCTTTTTTATTTGTACTGTTTTTTTCATTGCGCAGCAGGTGCAACGGCTTCCGGTGCAGCGGATTCGGCAGGCTCATCCTGCTCGGTCAGCTCCAGCAGAATGCGCTGCACACTCTGCTCCTGCATCTGCAAAACTGTCATCCGGAACCAGTCGCCGCTGACCGTCTCTCCGGCCTCGGCAATGTGTCCGGCCAGCTCCGTGAACCAGCCGCCGACGGATGTGCATTCTGTGACAATCCGGCTTTCCGGCAGCGAGAGCTGATCGCGCAGATCGGCGATCGAAAGCTCACCGGATACCTCATAGCGGTTTTCGCCGCAGGGTGTCAGCATCGGCACAACTTCATCCGCCTCATCATAAATCTCGCCGACAAGCTCTTCGATAATGTCCTCCAGCGTGACAATGCCCTTCGTGCCGCCGTACTGATCCATGACGACAGCGATATGCGATTTGCTGCGCTGCATCTGCTTCATTGCCTCGCTGATGCGTGCAAATTCCGGCAGACGCAGGATGTTTTTCAGGATCGGACGGATATTTCTGCCGCCGCTTTCCAGCATCCCGAAGAAATCCTTCTCTGTAATGAATCCGATGATATCGTCAATCGAATCCGCATAGACCGGCAGGCGCGAATACCGCTCCGCAAGGAAGATCTGCTTGATCTCCCTGATTTCCATATCCTGCGGAATTGCCGTGACACGGACACGCGGAACCAATACCTCATCGACTGAGATCTCGTCGAATTCCAGCGCCGAGCGGACGAGATCGCTTTCCTGCTCCTCCAGGACGCCCTCCTCCTCGATCTGATCGACAATGACCTTCAGCTCATCTTCGGTGACAGAGGGTGCGCCGTTCCGGTTCTGCACGAGCTTTGCAAGCTGATTGAACAGGAAAATCAGGGGTGTCAGCAGGAAAATCAGTGCGCGGAGCGGCACCGCAAAAAGCAGCGCCATGCTTTCGGCGTGTGATTTCGCGTAGTTTTTCGGCAGAATTTCACCGAAAATCAGAACCAGTACGGTCATCGCCATTGTGGAGATACCGACGCCGCCCTCACCGAACCACTTTGTAAAGAGGATCGTGCCGAGGGAAGCGGAGAGGATATTGACGAGATTGTTTCCGATCAGGATCGCGGTCAGTGCGCGGTCAAAGGATTCCGCGAGTGCGAGTGCCTGCCCGGCACGTTTGTTTCCCTGCATGGCATCATTCTTGAGCCGGATTTTGTTGACACTGGAAAAGGCTGTCTCGCAGGCGGAAAACATTGCCGAGAGGATCAGCAATCCCAGTATCGCTATAAGGTAGATCATGTATGCTCCTTCCGTAATTTGCAAAACCAATCTTACCTATTATAATATAAATCAACGAAAAATGCAAGTCTGAAAATTAGGCACTCTTCGCCGTTTTCGGCGGTTTCAGCGGATTTCCGGTATGATTTGCGCGATTTGCACCGCTCTTATCTGAATTGTGCGCTTTCCGCCAGCCCCATATTTCAGACAAACAGAAACACCGTACTCCATGATTACCCTGAGTAACGGTGTTTCTGATTTGTCCCTAAAGAAATACGCAGTAAGATCATATCTATTCGGTGAAGGTGCAGATAGTGAGATGTGCGTTTATTGATGTATACAAACTGTTCCTTTTTCAGTAAGAAAAGCCGCTTTCTGTATCCGAACACTCAGGGTTGAGCATAATGCAGCTCAGATTCTTCGTTATTGACTGTATAATGAACGACCTTATTTTCCTCATCGAGTGATTTCATGAACGCCCCCAGCGGGAAACACAGCTCCGCATTGTCATCGGACAGATTCAGAGAAGACCGGTTCAGCCAGTATTTCGGAAGCAGCGGTGCAGTCAGATCATCCACAGGACAATCGGCATATTCCCTGCGCTCTCCGCTCATCAGAAAATAGGAAAGACAGAGATCATCATCCCCGCTTCTGAGTCCCCATGTCGCATCCGAATGATATCCCTTTCCGTTGATGACAACATAAGTCCATGCGTGCGCAATCGCTTCCGTGCTGCATCCGACTTCCAGCGCCTGTACACCGGCTTGCAGAAGCAAATAGGAATATGCAGAGCTCATATCGACACACTGTCCGTTTCCCTCCGTGAGTGCAATATATGTTGCGCCGTCAGGTTTATGCTCAACAAATTCATACTCATACGCATAATGCGTCGAGATATAGTCAAATAACTTCAGGCACTTTTCAAACTCATCGTCATCCGGTTCCAGATACTGATTCAGCACATCCGCAACAAGCGCTTCAAACTGCGCCTCGCGTTCGACAAATTCATCCGGCGGGATCTGATAGTATATACGCCCGGTGCCGTTTTCAAAAGGCGCTGTACCGTCACTGCTTTCGCCCGTTATCTTGGTACATCCGGCCGGAAACAGCTGATTGAGTGTACTCGGATTCGTAGCCCATTTGTATGCCTCCTCACCGGAACAGGCAAAGGTCGTTTCCCCTGCCCGAAGCGCATCACAAAGATGATAAAACGAATCCCAGTAATCCTGCGGGACATCATCAGCAAGAAGCGGAACATAGAGATGCGGATTGAATGCATATTGCTGCACCGGATCGTCTGCGGCTGTTGTTCCGGAGGGTTCTGTCTCCGCCGGCAATGCAGTATCAGCAGCATCCGTTTCCGCAGGGTTCGCTGCTTCTGCTGTCGTCTGCTCTGCCGCGGATCCGTCAGGATTCTCCTGTACGGATGCCTGCTCACTGCATCCGGAAAGCAGAAACGCTGCGGTCAGAATCATACAAACGGTCTTTTTTTTCATGTCTTTATTCACGGACCCTTTCCTGGATTCCGGCAGTCATTCGCTCATTCGCGCACTGCCTGATTGAACTATTGATGTCCCGACTATCTCTTGAAGAGATCTGCTTGTCTTTTTGCCGTGATACTGCGTTAGAAATCCTTGCCTTGCGTCAGCAAGGCGGCTGCTTTCTGCCTTGTCTCACGACAAAAATCCTGCGCATCTATTCTTCAAGATTTAATTGGTACATCAGTATATTATATCACAACTGCCCCAAACAGTCAAGAACCGCCTGGAATTACTGATTTCGTATGATTACGCAAAGAGTCAGTAAATGTGCATAAAATGATACTGACGAAAGCGTCTGAAAATG